CTGTACCTCTACCACCTTCTCTTCTTGGTAACCAGAAATCTTCTAACATTGACATATGGTTACGGTCATCTCTGATTTCACCAGTAGATGCATCATACACTAATTTGTTACGATATCTATTCATAACATCTTTCAGATATTGTTCTGCTTTAATTTTTGGTAGATTACCAACATCAATGTAGAATATTCTTCTTTCTGGAGCTCTGGAGATACGATAGATAACTAATGCGTCTTCTATCATTCTTAACTGATTAACAGGTTTGATAGCTTTGTGTAAGTAAGATAATACATTACCTTTGTTTTGGTCAATAACTCCAGAAGGAACATAGGTAATACTGTCTGGTGAAATCTTTAATCCTTCATTTGCACCAGCACCATATCCACCACTAAACATACCTTTGTCATTGTAGATATAGTATTCATTTTTCTTTGTAACTACTTCAATACTTGTACCCTTTTTTGTATCTGTATCTAATTCTCTAACTTTTTTAATTTTGCGTGGGTCAATGTATCTAACTTCTTGAATACCAAGTCTAGGATTTTTTGTATCTATTACTTTGTGATAATACAATCTTCCATCAACATACCATCTTCTGAATATGTCGTGTCCTTTGCTATCAAAGTCAAGTAATCTAAGAACAGAGTTAAACTCTTTTTCTATAGATTTTTTAATTTTCATTGGATATGGAATTTGGTCAAGAACTATTGCGATTGCTTGAGCTCTTTCATTTGCAACGATACCTTCGTTAACTATATCTTCTATTGCACTATCACACTCTGGTTGTTGTGCGATATCTCTATACCTACGAATGAGGTCAGACTCAGTTCTTTCTCTTCCATCAGTGTCTAGGACTTGTCCAAAGAAACCTCCACCAGCGACATCAATCGTGCCGTCTTGTTCAGACGGCAGAGTGAAATTTTCTTTGTTCTTATCATCTTTTATTCGTGAAAAACGAAACCCAAAAAGGTCAGCCATTATAAAACTCCTACTTGTTGTGTAATACTATTTAGTAGGTTAAAAACTAACACCTGATGGTTCGAAGTGTTGATATCTCCATGTCACTTCAAATGTTTCAATCTCAGTTGCTTCTGCTGTTGTTAAATCAATTTGTCCAACAGTTAAAGGAAACGCACTTCTAAAAATATAAGTCTTTAGAATTGTTTCATCTCTATCTAACTGTTCTACAAATAAGTCTGTCTGAAAATCAGCAGAGTTTACAACACCAGTATTATTAGCAAAATCATTAATTCCATTATGCCATCTCTCCATTGCATTTCTTATCATAAAGTCAGTGTCATTATAGAAAGTTGTTGACCAAGGCTCTGGAGCAGGTCTATCTCCAGCAACATAAATATTTCTTCCTCTGAATGGTACTGGTATCTCACCTAAATTTGAGCCAGGTAAGTTTGATGCAGTGACTAGGAATGATGCTCTTCTCACATCTAAACCTATTGCTATGCCTGGGGGTGGAGTTATTGTAACCCTAAACTGGTTAGCTCTTGCACCACCACCGATTAAATTTGCTTTAAAATCATCTATGTTTGCCATGATTAACCTCCTACTTCGCTAAAGTTCACACCAGTTCTTGTGGCGATAAAACTTAGGGTTATAAAGTTGATTGACCTAGCAGGTTTTACAAAGATATCTGCAACAAACTCATTTCTATCTATAACTTCACCAGTATTGTTTGTTCCATCTGCAACGACACTAAAGTCTGATATACCTCTACGTCCTTGAACATCTCTTAAGAAAGGTTCGACTAGGTTTCTAAATTGTGCTCTTGTGAACTCATCATTGAACTCAAAGAGTTGGAACTTAGATGCAGTTGCAATTGCTTTTTCTAGAACTAAGAATAATCTTCTTACGTTAATTCTATCAAATGCACTTGGTTTTGCTAATGCAGTCTTATCTCCAAACAATGTAACACCTTGGCCTGGAAAGTTAACAACTGGGTTAACTCTTGCACGATACAAGATATCTCTTTCTGCTTTTGATGGGTTGTAAGAAAGTTTAACTGCACCTCTTACTCCACCTCTGTTATAACCAGCAGGTGAGAACCAAGCATCTGCAACATTGTCTGTGTTTGCACAAAGACCAGCAGTATCTCCGTTCATTGGTACAAATCTGAATACATCATTGTACTTGTCGTATTGATATTTGTAACTACTATCGAATACCATGTAAGATGATGATGGACATAAATCAAACGCAGCTTTAACATTTTCTGTTGCAGTAGATGATAATGCAACACCAACTGTTGCAGAACGATATGGTGAAACAAATCCTACACAATCTTTTCGTTCTTCAACAAGAGCAGTAATCATTGTTACATATGTGTCCTGTCCAGCTGCACTATCTGTTGTAATACTTGATGAACCACCCATGACTAAGTTAATATCTAATGATTCTGTATCTGCAAACTTATCGTATGCAAGTTCCATCTCACCAGCAGTTACAGCATAATCATCTGTACCACCAGTTAATTCATCTATAGTAATTGGAATAACTGAAGTGTATGCAGATGTTGTATCTGTACCCCAGTTAGAACCAGCAGAAATATGGTCTGTCCAGTAAATAAATCTTGACTCTCTGAATATTACATCTGCATAATAGTTACTAGAACCTTGAGCAGTTTTTGCAACACTAGATTTTGATACATTACCGTATACTTCTATAACACCAGCAGTTCTACCACCAGCTGCAGTTGCAACTTTTCCAGTAATATCACCAGTTGTATCATAAACAACGATATGCATTTCATCACCAGAACCACGAGAATTATCTGTAGACCATTGTGATGTGCCTGGAGCACCGTCAAATAAGTCATAGAACTTCCAACGTCTTTTGATGAATGAATTATCTGGAATAACATTTTGTAGTCCAGCACCATTTGGGTCATCTTTTAAACGAATAGTTAAATCATTGTCTGTAGTATTGATTGCAGTTACTTCATATTCGTTAAAATCGTCAACTGGTGTGTCATGTCCTGAGTCTGAGAAGAAAGAGATTAAATCTCCAACATTAAATGCGTTACCAGCTGCATCAACGTCATCAACTTTAACTGTTGTTGCACCAACAGCATCTTCACCAACTGTTTGATAACTTGAACCTAACTCTTGTTCGTATGATGTAGCTGTTGCACAAATCTGTACACCGATTGAATTACCATGTGTTCCAGCAGTCCTTGCAGCCCACTCACCATGTGAACCTTGACCTGTTGAAAAACTTGATTCGTAGTGGTCGTCATCTCTGATTAATATACCAGAGTTTGCACCAGCATTTAATATTGCTGATTCTGCACGAACTACTTTTAATGAATCTGAATACTGCAAGAAATTTGCAGCTGTAAACCAGTTTTCAAATTGATTACTTGAACCCTGTGGTTTACCAAATACTTCTAATAATTCTTCCTCTGAAGTTATATTAGTAACAGATGATACTGGCCCCTTTTGAAAAGAAGCTGCTATCGCACCTATTGAGGTTGCAACGGCAGGAACGACATTGGTTAAGTCGATTTCTTTTACATGGACGCCAGGGGAAACTAAAAATGACATATGTTTTCTCCTCTTTTCCTCTAGTTATGTTATAATTTTACTTTTATTTAGGAAATTTTATATTTAAACACCTATTTTTATATTCCAGTTGTTTATAAATAAAATCATGGGAAACGCACACTATATTAAGTATAAAGAAACAATTAAGAAAGTTGCAAGACGTAACTATCGTAAAAGAGTAAAGTGGCTTAACGATTTTCTTGCAGATAAGTATTGTGTTCACTGTAAAGAAAGTGAAACAGTCTGTCTTAAGTTCTATCCTCACGATTTATCTATAAGAAGGAAGGTAAAAAGAGTAGGAATAAACGAAGAAAGTCAAGTAGAAATAAAACAATTAATTAATAATTCTAAGGTAGTTTGTAGAAATTGTTGGGTTAAATTAGATAATGATTTGATTGAGTTTGATACCTTTTAATTACCAGTCTGTATCATACTTTCTAACAATAGGTGACCATCTAGTACCATATTCATCTACAGCTTGTCCTATATTTTCATCTTCTAAACCATCAACAATAAAACCAAAGGGAGCCATATCCTGTTCTATTTGATTCTGTTGGTCTTTATACATCTGGTGTCTTATATCACTATCTGTAAGTTCTTTAAAATAAGTCTGGTCACTTGCCCACGCAAATAATACACAACACATTACCAAGTCATCATTACAACCTTCTTCTGCTTGAAAAGAACTACCATGTACTATAAATGTAGATAACTCATTGATGATATCAAAGTCTTCTATGATTATCTTATCACTCTCTACTATTTGTTTTAAATTAGAACAACCCACTGTCTTGACAGCCTTTGTTGTTCGTACACCTAGTTGTGCTTTACCTCCTGAAAAACCACCACCCATTACTTGTCCAGCACGGCCTCTCATAGATGCCATAATTAAATTATCGTACTCCAAATCAAACTGTAGATTGTTTGCAACTTGTTCACCTATATCATTTACCTCTATCAATACAAATGCTTGATTGTATGCTCTTGCAACTTGATGTATTATCTGTGGAAAGAGTAAAGGTTTTATTTCATTGTCTTTAAAAGTCACAACTACCTTA